CATCATTGCCGGATTTGACATACTCTGCATAAGCATCGATGTACTCTTTTGTGTTTCTGATTTCCATATCAGACATTTTTCTTTCCTCCATACTTTCAACTTCTTTGGCAGTCTTTAAGGCATCTGCCATTTCCTGTTTTCTCTGCTCAACTTCTGCCAGGATCTGAGCCTTGCGGTTTTCAAGTTCCTCGACTTCTTTTGTCAGAGCATCGATGTCGGCATCTTCGGACTTCAGCAGTTCTTCGATTTCTGCCGATCTTCTTTCGATGTCGGACATCTGCATGTCTTTAATTTCCATGTTTTACTCCTTTAATGCTTTCAGCCTGTTTACAAGAGACTCCCTCTTTTCGGCTTTTGCTTTCCGTTCTTCCTCAAGGCGAAGTCTCTCCGCTTCGATCTCTGCGATTACTCCATCGCAATGACTTCTTGCTGAAATCTCGGTAAAGTCATTTGCCGGAATTGATACGGCTGACACATCATACAACTTGCCGATGGCTTTAATAGTCCTTAAGTAACCATAATCAGCTTCGACAAAGTCATCATCCGTGACAGTAAATCCGAATGACATTTTGTTTGTATAGCCCCCTTTAATTTCTTCATAAAGGTTTCTACCGATTTCCGTACCGCCCAAATAGGCTTCGACTAAAAGACCATGGTCATCGACAGTTAATTTCAAAGTATCGTTTGATACTCTTGCGAACACTCGACCTTCATGGTCATACTGCATGATCGTATCTGACCGATCAGTATTTAAAAAGGCATCTTTCGATACCTGTTCTTTGACTACCTTTCCATCACCGATGCCATATAAGGTATATGGTTCGTCAAAGGTGGTAGCGTAGCCTTTTACTTCGTAATCGTTGTTATCTTCAGCTTCCTTTACTTCGAGAATCATCTTTCGATATTCTCTTCCGTTTTCAATTTTCTTCTGCATTGCTTCCGTCATTGGAATCTCCTTCCGTTGGTTCTTCTTCAATAGGCTTATACTCGCCCCTAATGTATGCGACATCACCATTCGGCAATGGTGCGTAGTTGAATAGTTCTCTGATTTCGTTAATTGTTAAGATACCCCTATCGCCCAGGTCTCTCGCAACAGTCACTTTTGCGGTCTGTGACATATATTGAAGCCTGTTTGCATTGACATACACATGATTGCCAAAAGAACGCTCACGCTCGCTGTAAATGGCTTTAGATAAGGCTTCACTTAACGCAATCGCAAACGGTTCGATAGCAGAATTAAAGAACGCATCGAGCTGATCGGAATCGGCTTTGCCTTGGATGACATCTTCGTTGATACCGAAGTAATCAAAGACATTATCTTTGATCAATTGCATCTGTTTTTCATCAGGTGTATAAGGTGAATTCTCTAACTGTTTAATATCCGTGTAAGTGTTAGGGAACAAGAGCAAACCGCCATTTCCACTCTCGGCTTTAAGGTTCTCTCTAGAGAATCTTTGTCTTTCTTCGGCTAAGTCCTCTGGACTAGTAAAGTTCGACACCCTAGCCATGAACCTGTAAGAAGCACTATTTTTGACGGCTTCCTCGATGCCTTGTTCGTTGATGGCAATTAAGTCCATCGTTGACCTTAAAGCGTGGTTAGATTCACCGAAGAAGTCAGATTTGAACTGATGCTTATTTAAATAGGCACAGCGATCGAACTCAACGATTCCTGTCTGATTATTTAGGAATCTGTATTTCAGCCATAATTTGCCTTTTTTGTCCTCTACTAACGAGACTCTTTCCGGCAGAACAGGAAAGAACCCTATCGTCTGCAAATACTCGTCTTGAACAGGAACGATAAACAGATTGTTCGTACAATCCAAAATCGTTGAACAACGAGCCAAAAACTGAGGATAGGTCATCCAATCATTTGGTTTATGTCTCATTTTCGCTTTTAGGTTCGGCTGTGCTTCGCCTTGTAATTCGACTTTTAATTTTGAGATATGTCTTGCTTTCGCTTCGATTGCTGACCTTACAAGTGCCGATTCATACACCGACCCAATGTGATCATGGAAAACAGGTTCGTATGCGGTCAGCAATTTAAACTGTTCTGTATTCTTTAACTTCACAGGTTCTTCTTTTGGAAATAACCAGTCAAAAAGTCCCATTAAGTTCTCCTTTCGTTAGTTAGTTGTCTGCCGATTTCGTTCCAATATTTATCTCTCATGCACATCGCATCCAAGAAGGATGCCATGCCATCGATGTGCTGTCTCGGTTCGACTTTGACCAATTGGCAGCGTTCGTTCTCAGCGTTTATTTTTAGTGCTGAGTTATAGAAATGCACTCTTAAAAGATCGTTGTCACCGATATCGATTTTTCCGTCCTTCATGTAGCCTTCCGTAGTGCGGATGATGCCTGACAAGTTAGTTCCTTGATAAACATCATCTACATGGAAGCCGTAATTCTTTAAATCGGAAATAAGATACTGTGCAGAGTAGCGGTCATATCCGATTTTCAGAACGTAAATCCTATATTTCTCGATAAGCTCTCTGCACCAATTGAAGATATCTTGATAGTCGATAAAGTTCTCTCCGCTTGGATATAAGAAACCTCGCTGGATGTACGCTTTATACGGAAGTCCGTCTCTAGCCGTGGCTTCCTCTATTTTGTTTGCCGGCAAGTAGAATCTTGCGAAAGTATGGATAATTCCGTCTCTTTCGATCAGCAACACAACACAGCTCAAGTCCGTTGTGCGAGACAAATCGATACCCATAACCGCATAACACCCACTAAAGTCATTCAGATCAAAAGGTTTTCTTACGCATTTCTCTATGGTTTGAGCATCCAACCATGCTACAGAGGAATTCTGCTTGATGTTGCAATACTTGGTGAGAAACTCGGCTTTCTTGGACAGAGATCCTTCTGCGATTGCGATTTCCTCAAGCATATAGTCAACCGAAACACTTACACCAAGATTCGGCATGGCTTTCTTTAATTCGTTGATGTCATTCCATTTGTTTACATCGTCTATTTGGTAAATAAACGGAGCGAGCCTTGTTTCTTTCGATGTTCCATTTAAGACAGCTGTCGATCGCTTCATTAACTCGTCATAGATGCCATCTACATAGTTGGCTGTTGTGATCGACAGGATCATCGGCTGTTTTCTTGCACCTAAAGCGGATTTCAAGACCTCGTACTGTTTGATGCCTTGGTCACCCTGCCATGCTGCCAATTCATCACAAATGACTAGATGAGGGTTCAGACCATCTGACTTTTTAGCGTTAAAAGCTAAAGGCTGAATAGAAGTGTTCGTAGACTCGATATAGACATCGGTTCTTCTTTTTTTGGCTAGGCCATTCAGCTCCGGCTCTGCCTTGGTCATCTGATAGAACGCATCGTAGCAGATTCTCGCCTGGTCTAACTTCGGTGCTACAAAGTAAATCCTTGCTCCGTATTCACCATCAAGGAAAGCCATGTACGAGCTTATGGCTGATGCCAAAAGCGACTTACCGCACTTTCTACCCATGATCCAACATATTTCACGGAACTGTCTAAGTCCGTTCTTATCTACTATTCCGAAGATGATAGATAAGTCGGCTTTCTGCCAAAGCTCAAGTTTTAGCAAACCTGGAGCTAATTCGCCTTCGTGGTGGTGGCAGAAATTCTCAATGTACTTAATAGCCTTGTTAGCTTTTTTTTGGTCAAAATAAAAGGACTTCTTTTCTAGTCCTTTTACGATATATTCATACCATTTGGTTATATTCTTGCCTTCGATGTCTGTTCCGTCTTTGATTCGTTGGTATCTCTCAAGAATGTAGTTATTCATTCATCATAGCTTCCAATTTTGATTTGTTCTGCTGTTTTGGAAGCATACCTTCCAATCTTGAATTGATCATGTTGTAAGACTTTACTAAAGCATTATATGACTGAAGGTTTGCTGACTGTTTCTTGCCAAACTGATTGTTTCCGTTCTGATACTCGTCAGTAAAGCCTTCGGACGCGATGATCTGCTGCAGAGACTCCATCTGCTGTTCAATGAACACCATGTTTTCGATCAGAGGATAAGCCAAAGCCATCTTTTCTGAAGATAATGGTGCGTATATCTGTTTAAGTTCCTCAATCCTAGAGGATGTCTTGCTATCTTTTTTCATATTTGTTTTACACCCCCTTTGTGAGGACAAAATCGGTTTTTTTAAAC